CCTGGCATTGCTTCGAGGTGGTAAGCTTAATGTAGACCAGTATACAGATGCGGTGCAGAATCTGGTGGCCAAGCAACCCTACATGATTGCTTACCAGCGCGAACTGGCTGAGTCACAGTCGGCAGTAAATAGGGCTACCTCAGAGCACATTACTTTCATCACAGATCAGATTCGAGTGAAGGAGGAATCGGCCGCATATCTGGACGATGAGCTCCGTTTGTCGTCCTTGCATGGGGATGCTCTGAAAGTAGAACAGCAGATCGCGGGCGAGGTGAATCGCCTTAAATCTGTAGGCTATGAAATGACAAAGTTGGAGGTAGGTGAACTTCGCAAGAAGTTTAACCTTATCAACGAGACTGCCCGAATTGCCGGGGTGGAGGCTCAGATTCTGGCGGCCACTCTAGACAAGTATAAACCGCAGATTGATACCATGAAGGCTCTGGGCAATCTGCAGCAAACTGAACCTGGGTTCGACAAAGTACAGGCCCAGGATTACCTTGTACAGCAGAATCAAACCCTCTTCCAGGGTACTCAGGAGTCGTACGAAGCCCAAATGAGGGCTACTCAGGATATGTACGCATTCATTGACGAGCTGCGTCGTGCAGACTACATCAGTGAAGCTACAGCAGTACAGATGAAGGCTCGCGTCAATGCTGCGGGCCAGGCAACTCAATTAGCCAACTACTCCTCGTTCTTTGGCAACATTGCATCATTGCAATCAGCTGGCAGTAAGCGACTATTCCAATTAGGCAAGGCTTCAGCCATAGCTCAAGCATTGATCGACGGTTACGGAGCCATCCAGAAGGCTTATAACTCTGCCCCATATCCATTCAATATTGCTGCAGCAGCCGCTACTGGTGCGATGGTATTCGCTAACGTGCAGCGTATCAAGTCCACTCAACCTGGATTCATGGATGGCGGATATACTGGCAATGGCCCTAGAGGCGCCACAGCCGGCGTTGTGCACGGCCAAGAGTTCGTAGTTAATTCAAGTGCTACTGCCAAGAATCGTGCGGTTCTTGAGGCTATCAATCGTGGCGAATCCGCTTCTGGTCAATCATCCAGTGGCAGCGTTACTGTGCACAACTCTCCGGTATTCAATATCGATTCTCGTGCAGATCGCGGCGCCATCATGCAGGACGTGCAATCCGCACTTGTCACAAACAACGTTCAACTTGTGGACAAGTTGCAGCGGGCTCGTATGTTGCCGGTATAACCATGGCTATCATCCAATTCCCTACTACGTTACTTGTACAAGATCTGTCGTGGGGCCAGATGCGCAATGACATGGCATCCAGAAGCATGTTTGGTTCGCAAACTATTCAGTTATCAGAGCCATGGTGGACCGCCCGACTAGTACTGCCTAAAGAGAACGAAGACTCCGCTGACGAGGTGTACCAACTCGTAATGAGTCTGCAGGGTCAAAAGAATCAACTGGCCCTATGGAACATTGCAAGACCAGTCCCTAGGGGCTCCATGCGTGGGTCACCGGTCCTATCAGGTGCTATAGTGGCTGGCGCCACCTCCTTACCTATTACAGGTGGTACATCTGGCGGCACGTTGCGAGTAGGCGACATGCTGGGCATTGGAACTGGCGTCACTCAACAGGTGGTCATGGTCCAAGCACCTGTAATCCTGAATGGATCTGGGGCGGGTACTGTGTCTGTATTACCTCCAGTCAGGAATGCTTTCGCAACGTCTACAGCCATTGTGTGGGATATGCCTAAGGCCCTATTTCGGTCTGTGGATAATAAGGTGGAATGGAGTTACTCTACCATTACCATGTCTGGACTTTCACTAGATCTGGTTGAAGACCCTAGAACATGACCATCAGCAGTACACAGCAATCAGAGCTTGAACGCCCAGCTCCAAAGGTCGTATACCTTATGGAGCTTCAATTCGTAGGTACTCCGCAATATCTTAGCACTTGGAACCGCAATTTCACGTGGGACTCTAGGTTGTGGGTAGGTCTTGGAGGCCTGGTAAGCATCGGACGTATCACAGAGTCTGAGAGTGTCACCAGTTCAGCACTGTCCTTCAACCTAAATGCAGCTGATTTAGCTTGGATATCTCTAGCGGTAGGTAACGATGCCATTTATAGGAATCGTCTGGCCTTGCTATACATGTGCCCAATCGGTGATGATGGCTCACTAGTTGATACGCCTCAATTGTGTTGGCGAGGTCGAATGGACGCAGTAGTCGTAGGCGTCAACGGGTCTACGGGGTCAATAAGTGTGAAGTGTGAGACGGCCGCTTACGCATTTAAGAGGCGGCCAACCTTGAGAATCAATGCGGTACAGCATCGCAAGGTTTATCCCACAGATACAGGGCTGGACTATCTGACGGACTTACTGGCAAAACCTCAGACCTGGCTCTCCAAGCGCTTTCAGGGTAAATGACATTTGCAGATTATATTGCCCTACATTTGAGCAAGCCATTTCAGTGGGGCTCGAATGATTGTGTATCGTTTGTCCTTAATTGGGCGCACATTCGATCTGGGGTGAACTATCGAACCACTCTGCCTGACTGGTTCGATGAGACTAGTGCTGTACAAGCCATAGCCCAAGTTAGAGGCTTAAGGCATCAATGCGATAATCTCTTTAATCGCATCAATCCGCATCTGGCTATTGATGGGGACATAGCCTTAATCGATAGGACCGTGTACTTATACAGCGGCCCTCACATCGTAGCGCCAGGTGTATCTGGCCTGATTTTCAATGATAGGATGAACGCCAAATGCGCCTGGTCATACCTGTAATAGGCCTGGCTCTGTGGCCTTCACTCGCTCATGCTGATGTAGCCTCACTTGCATACTCCGTATATGCATGGTACGCCGCACTGACTACTGCCCAAGTGGTAGCGATAGCCACGGTCGTCATCTCGGTTGCATCCAGTGTTTACGGATCTAAGCAGGCTAAAAAACTTGGACGAAAGGCTGGATCCGGTGCCGAAGATCGTTTCGCTACATTAGTTACAGAAGAATCTCCAGAACTCTACGTTTACGGTCGAGCCCGTGTGCCAGCCAGAGTCGTAGCTATGCTTACGTCCGGTGATAGAGACGAGTTCAAACATCTAGTGTGTATCTTTGCATCTCACGAATGTGACGCATTTGAAGAGATCTACATTGAGGGTAAGGCCTTAGGCACACTCAATGGTTCAGGCTATCCTACGTCTGGTGACTACACCAAAACATCCACCGAAACCACTATAGTATATGTTGCTGGTACTGTAGGCGTTAAGTCCTTGGGCTATATCCCTGCGGCGGGCACCATCAAGTGCCTAGTGTATGAGACCGATCAAGATCAACGTCAGGTTCAGCGTGAACTGATATCTCCGGATGAATTTACCTGGAATGGCGGTGATTCATTTATCACTGTCATTGCAGATCAATCTCCCCAGGAGATCATGGTTACATTCAATGTAGCCAGTGCAGAGGCTGGTGTACGCGTTCTGAAAAAGCTAGGAGTGCCGGGTCAAACCGTAGAAACTACTACGTCGTCGGAACTAGGTTCTTTGTGGCCCTCCACTGCCACATTGCAAGGCTACACCTATGCAATAATTCGGCTTAACCTGAATTGGCCAGAATTTCAGGGCGGACTGGTTTCTATCGAAGCCCTCTTGCGCGGTAAAAAGCTGTATGATCCGCGAACTGATACGACCTCCTGGAGTCAGAACAACGCACTTGTAATACGTGATTACCTCATTGGCAACACTTGCCAGGTAGATCCAGATGACATACCCCTATCTGACTGCATTACGGCCGCCAACGTATGTGATGAAGCCGTAACTGGACCCCCAAGTCTGGATCGCAGGTACACCTTCAATGGCCTAGTCAATAGTGACAGGGATCCAAATGAAATTCTGGAGGCTATGGCTGAATCGATGGCCGGATCCATTGATGCGACCACCTGGTCAATGACTGCAGGTAAATACGTTGCACCAGTACTTACATTGAACCAGTCTGACATTGTTGGACCTATCACTATTACGCCAGCGTTCTCCGATGCAAGTATCAATAACGGTGTAAAGGGTAAATTCATCGGTCTGGAGGCCGCCTACCGCGAGACTGAGTTTCGACCCTACCAAGACAGTGTGTACAGGGCCGCGGACGGCGTAGATCTGTATGCCAATAAGGATTTCGAATTCACTGATAGCATTCAGCGGGTTCACAACCTCTGTGCTATTTACTTGGAAGATCTGCGCAATGGCTTCACTATTACAGGTGAATTCAGTCACAAGGCCTGGGCCATTAAGGTAGGGCAGCGTGTAGCGGTGAATCTACCGTTCTTCGGAGTACCTGCTGACAAGGTGTTCAGAGTGATTGAGAAGACCTATGGCTATCAATCGCAAGTTGAGCTGACCATTAAAGAGGACGACGCAAGTATTTGGGATACTGCGCCTGCAGTAGTGGTAGATGCTACGCCTAATACAAACCTTGACAATCCGTTTTATGTAGCGCCTATCACGGGCTTGGCGGGTGCTACAGGTACAGGCACACTACTGCGTCGTGGTGATGGCACATTTTCTGCTCGCATTTTCATGACCTGGGCTCCCGCAGTTACGTCCAGAGTATACAATGGCGGCAGTATCGAGATGCAATGGCAGCGTGTCGATGATGAGGCTTGGAATTCAACCACGTTGCCAGGTGACTCTGTCAATGGATTTTGTGATGATCTGGTAGACGGCCATTTCTACACAATCAGAATTCGCGGTGTAAATCCCTATCAGAATGTCCGAGGTGATTGGGCGACATACCAGATGAGGGCCATCGGCAAGTCTGAGCCACCCGAAGATGTCACTAACTTCACTGCTACTTTGATCAACAACGGCGTGCGTCTAGCTTGGGACCGTTGTCTGGCAATTGATTATTCAAAGACGATTCTTCACGTAGAATCTGTGTGGGATGATGACACAGTGCCCATCTTTACAGGCGCAGTGGATGAATACTTTAACGTTGATACTCCGCCAGGAACCTACACTGTACTAGCCAAGCACGAAGACACTAGTGGCAACCGCAGTGTTAATGCTGCTTCGCTTACAGTCACTGTAACTGCATACGTGCCTCCGGCGGCTGGCGTATCCACCTACATGATTGAGATATACTCTCAATCAGCCACCCAGCCTGCGTGCCCTACCGGGGGTAGCTACACGTTCGTAGGGGATATATTTGTGCCACCAGGTGCTGCATCACTATCGTTAGCCTTACTGTTGCGCATGGAGGGATCTGACGGAGGTATAGTATTCACCGACTCTTCCAGTTACAACCACACGGTAACTCGTATTGGCGGAGCTGTACTGCGTACAGCTGCCGCAAAATACGGTTCCACAGGTCTAGACAACGCGCCATCCGGTTCTGGCCTGTCTCTTGCTTACCATCCGTCACTTAACCTTATAGGAACTGACCTCACCATCTCTGGATGGGCCAGACACACCGCTTCAAGTGGCTACGGCACTCTCATTGATTTTCGAGGGGCCGGCGCGTACACCGTTAGTTGGGGCGCATTTGTAAATTACGCTGATCGTTCTATAAATATTTACGACGGCCCATCAGCCACGACTATCATTTATTCGGGCCTAAATGCGGTGCCTACCACTGGCGTACTATATCATTTCGAAATAACCGTCTCGGCAGGAGTGCTACGTATCTTTATTAATGGCGCAATTGTAGCATCAGGCCCATACTCTCCACCTG